GGGCCAGCGGGACCAACGTCTCCTTGCGGCCCCATAGGGCCTACAGGCCCTTGCGGACCCGGTTCGCCAGGGTCGCCAGACGGGATAAAAATTAAAAAGGAAGTGAAACTATTGCACGTTGAATTTTATAATAAACATTATGCGTCCGTAGATGACAGAGATAGAATTGTTGAAATTTGGTCTAACGGTCCGAATCCGGGACGGAACACAGAAACGGCCATCTGCATCAATGAGAAAGGAAGCTATCAGGTCTATCTTACTGTGGAGGGAGAGCGGACGGAAGAAAATCCACGCTTGCTTACATACGACGGCATCCCACTTTACAAGTGGAATGGAGAACAGGTGATTTCCCGCACCGAGGAGGAAATTGCCGCAGACCGGGCGGCAATCCCAGCGCCGCCTCCTTCTCCACAGGAGCAGTTGAGAGCGGACGTTGATTTTATTGCCGCATTGCAGGGGGTGAGTTTATGAGCGTATACGAGATGGCGCGGCTGTACTACCCACGCTTGTGGGACAAGTCTCGTCTGGATGCTCTCGTCGAGGCCGGACGTTTAACCGAGGAGGAGTATCAGAAAATCGTCAAAGATAAGGAGGAATAACCTATGCCTGAGAGATGCAGCAGTCCATGTCAGGAGTTAACCCGCCTGGAACATCATGTAGAGGAATTGGAAGCAAAGAACAGCTCCAGTCACCAGGGAATTTATGACCGACTGCGGGTATTGGAAACATCCGACGCGGTGCAGGACGCCAATTACAACACCATTATTAAAATGTTGGACGAGCTGACTGCAAAGGTTGGCGCGATGGAAGCCAAACCTGGGAAACGCTGGGAAAGGATTGTGGAAAATGCGATGTGGGCTGTTTGTGCTGCTGTCATTGCGTTTTTACTGGCTAGAATTGGACTTTGAAAGGAGAAAACACATGAGCAATTACATGAAGAAGTGGTGGAAAGCGGCGGCCATCCGCGCCGTCAAAACGGTGGCCCAGACGGCCATTGCGACGATCGGGACCGGGGCGCTGCTCAGTGATGTAAGCTGGATTGCCGTGGCGTCCGCCTCGGCGCTGTCCGGGGTGCTGTCTCTGTTGACCAGCGTGGCCGGATTGCCGGAGGTGTCGGAATGAGCGGTTACATAAGGGGGATCGACGTTTCGGAGCACAACGGCGTCATTGACTGGGAGAAGGTCAAAGCTTCCGGCATCGGATTCGCCATGCTGCGGGGCGGGTATGGGCAAACGCTGGACAAGCAGTTTAAACGGAACGCTTCCGAATGCAACCGGTTGGGGATTCCCTGCGGCGTTTACTGGTTTTCCTATGCGCTGGAAGCCTATGGTGCCGAGCGAGAGGCGGCGCGGTGTTTGGAAGCAATCCAGCCCTATCAGATTGACTATCCCATCGCGTTCGATCTGGAATACGACAGCGTAAAGTACGCGCAAAACAAGGGCGTTTACATCGGCATGGAGCTGGCTTCCGATATGGCGAGAGTCTTTTGCCGGGCTATTCAGGACTATGGTTATACCGCCATAAACTATGCCAATCCAGACTATTTGAACCGGTACTTTGACGAACAGGTCAAGACAGAATTTCCGGTCTGGCTGGCCCAGTGGCCGAGTGGTACACCTAATTTGGAAAAGCCGCCGAGGACGTGTGAAATCTGGCAGTACTCGGAAAAGGGAACCATTTCCGGCATCAAGGGTCCGGTTGATCTGGACATTTGCTATGGAATCTATCCAAAGCAGAAAAAGGAGGAGGAAGAAGACAATATGAAGTATTACAAATCCATTTCTGACATTCCGGCGTACTATAAAGAAGCGGTGGACAAGACCATCCGGAAGGGCGGCCTGAAAGGGACCGGAGACGGCGTGTTGAACATCTCGGAGGACGTTTGCCGGGTTCTCACCATCCTGGACCGCATGGGAAAGTTGGATTAAGCGTGCAAACAGACCCACGTTGTGATAAAATTTTTGAAGAAAGGACGTGAACCGCATGGACGAGAAAAATAATAATCCGCTGGCTTCTGAAATGTATGCAGACCTGAAGGAAACAAATATGTTTCTTCGAAAGGTCTTGATCGCCTGCTTTGTTGTGATTGGCATACTGGTCGCCGGAATGATCGCGCAGCACTTCTACCACATCCACAAGTGGAGCGAGTTCGATACTTATGTCGTAGACAGCGGCGAGGGCGGATATGCCAATTTCGTCCAGGGCGATAACACGGGTAATATCAACAATGGCACGGATAGCAGCACGAGTACGCAAAAAGGGGAAGGGGAAGTCCAAGGGCGTTAGGGTCAAAAAGAAAAAGAGGTGACCCTTTGAACCTCAAGACTGAGTTTACAGAGCCGGAATGCGAATACTTTCGGCGTCAATGCAACTTTACCGGGGAGGAACTGAAGGTATTCAACCTGCGCGTGAAGGACAACAGCCGCGTTGCAATCGCCATGGCGCTCAATATGTCGGTTGCAACGGTGGATAGGCGCATTAAGTCCATAAAAAGGAAGATATTCAAGGTTCTGTGATAGTTTTTTGATGAAAAACAGGCGGGAAGCTGATAGAGCGCCCGCCTGTTTTTTTGTTATCATAAATTCATAGGAGGACGCGGAGATAAGGCGGCAAAGCCGCCATGCCAAACGGCATTTCTGCGCCCTCCTATTCTTTCTTGGAGGGGATATTATGCAAGCCGTAGACCGGCTGGTGGCCGTAGGCATGGACGCAGAAACCGCTTTTGACACCGCGTTTTGGTTTTTCCAGCAGGGCAACGACGCCGGACTGGAACGCTACATCTGCGAGTTTGAGCGCGGACAAAGGCAGAGGCCCAACGATTGACACTGAGGAGGTTTAAGCGATGGCATTTAATTATGGGAATTACCCGGCCTATGGCTCCGGGTACGGCATGGCCCAGCCGTACCAAAATCAAATGATGATGCAGACGCCCCAGCAAATGCCCGTACAGGCCTTTCAGACAGCCCAACAGATGGGCCAGGGGATTTCACCTGCCAGCCGCCCCGTGTCCAACAAAGACGAGGCAAACGCGGTTCAGGCCGATTTTAGCGGAGCCATGATGCTGTTCCCTGACGTGACGCACAACAGAATTTATCTGAAGCGGTGGAACATGGCGACGGGGGCCGCTGAATTCGCCGAGTTTACTCCCGCTGTGCCGGAAGCCATACAGGAGCAAACCGCCACCGCCTTTGCCACGACTGCCCAGGTAGACGAACTGAAAGGCTTACTCGGCGAAATCAAAAAGGACTTGGAGCAGCTAAAAAAACCCGCTTCGGGCGGAAAGGGAGGCAGAAAAAATGATGCCGATGAATAACCCGATCTTTATGCTTATGAACACGGCCAGAAACGGCGGAAACCCTATGGCAGTGATGCAGCAGATGTCGCGGTCCAATCCTCAAATCGCCCAGGTCATGCAGATGATGAACGGGAAAAACCCACAGCAGCTTCGGCAGATGGCAGAGAACATGGCGAAGGAGCGGGGGACAAGCGTGGAGCAGATCGCTCAGCAGCTTGGTATTCAGGTTCCAAAATAAAAAGAAAACCCCCGGCAGCGCGGCAACGCTGACAGGGGTAGGCACGGAAAAACACAGTCGTGGCAGATGATGTGTTCCACTGTCATGATACCACATATCAAAAGTAATTGCAACTCTTTTTCAGTTTTGCGGGTCTTGACCAAAACCGCTTTCCAACGTGCAAACGCTGGGGAGCGTACGGCCCCGGCTTGCAAATATTTGAAAAGGAGATTTTATTATGGCTGATGGAAACGATTTCTCTCTTGGCTACGCTTTGGGCCAGGACAACAACGGCGGCGGCAACAACGGCTGGGGCAACGGCTTCGGCGGCGAGTGGCTGTGGGCCATTATCCTGCTGGCCTGTCTGTGGGGCGGCAACGGCTTCGGCGGCTTTGGCGGCGGCGGTGGCGGCGGCGCTTACCCCACTGAGGCGATCCTTCAGCGCAGCCTGGACACCCAGAGCATCATCGGCAAGCTGGACGGCATCAACGCCGGTATCTGTGACGGCTTCTACGCGCAGAGCAATGCCCTGAGCAACCTGGGCATGAACATGATGCAGGGCTTCCACGGGGTTGACAACGCTGTGTGCACCCTGGGCAACGCCATGCAGGGCGGGTTCAATGCCACGCAGGTTGCCATGATGCAGGGCTTCAACGCCGCTCAGGCCCAGGCCGCGGACTGCTGCTGCAAGACGCAGACCAACCTCATGCAGCTTGGCAACCAGGTGGAGCGCGGCTTCTGCCAGACCAGCTACAACGACCAGGCCAACACCACCGCCATCATCCAAAACGCCCACAACGACACCGACCGTGTGCTGGCCAAGCTGGACGCGATGGAGATGGCCCGCAAGGACGAGACGATTGCCAACCTGCGCACTCAGCTGGCCCAGTGCGGCGATCAGTCCACCGCCAACTACATCATCAACCAGCTCACCGGCGTAATCAACCCGCGCCCCGTGCCCGCTTACCCCGCCGCGTCTCCCTGCGGCCTGGGCAACTGGGCTCCGCAGGTTCTCGCCAACGGCTGCGGCTGCAACCAGGGCTGCGGTTCCTGCTGCTGAGCAAGTTACCGGCAAGTTAAATTTCCCCGAATGACGGGTGACGACTTCGGGGCGGCGGTGGTTCTCGCCGCCCCTGACTTTCAAGGAGGAATGTTTATGTCCTGTAAACCTGTGTGCCGCCTGTGCGACCATTTGGTCATTTCGGCGGCGGTGACCTTTACCGGCGGAAACCTGGTCATCAACCTTCCCGCCGGGGCCTACGGCGATGGGTGCAAATACTGCATCGTGGTTGCCCAGGCCATTCCCGCCGCAACTACCATCAACGCCCCAGTGGTCGTGACGATTGGCGACGGCACGGAGCTTTACCCGCTGACCAACAAGTGCTGCGCCCAGCTCACCGCCTGCGCGATCCGCACGCGGACCCGGTATTCCACTGTGGTCTCCACCAGCGAAACCGGCGGCACCTTCAAGCTGCTGGGCAACGCCTGCCCCTGCCCGACCAATAATCTGCCCAGCATTGACGGGACGGCTCCCGCCGCGCCCGCGCCGCCCGGTGCATAAGGAGGGCTGAACGTGAACAAAAAAGCGCTTATGATGATGGCAAACCGTGACAAAGGCCGGCGCGTCAACGTGGAGTATGAGGATTGGGGCGCGCGAGCCGAGGCCGGCGGCGGCAGCTCGCGTGGCCGGGGATCCGGCTATGGGCGGGGCGAGTACGGCGGTTCCGGCGGCAGAAGCGAATATGGCCGCAGCGAATACGAGGGCGGAATGAACTATGGCCGCGCCGAGTATGACGGCGAGGGCTACGGCCCGGACAGCCGCTTCCGTGACCGCCGTGGCCGGGAGCACTATGACAACGGGCGCTTCGCGCCTATGTCCATGATGGGCGGAAACTACCCGCGCTATCCCGACTCTCGCGGCGGCTACGATAACCCGGAGATGGACAGCAGGTATTACCCCACCTATCCCATCTATGAGGAGGAAAGGAGAGAACGCAGGATGAACCCAATTGGCTTCGCGCCCAGCATGAACGGCTCAGACGCGACCATGCCCCGCTATGACGAGATGGAGCGGATGCAGGGCCAGCGGCCTATGCAGGGCTACGCTGCCAGTGAACGGATGCCCCGCTTCGACCGGGAGATGGCCGAGGAGTGGATGGGCAGCCTAAAGAACGAGGATGGCACCCGCGGCCCCCACTGGACCATGGACCAGGCCAAACAGGTGATGGCGCAGAAAGAGATTGATGGGTCGCCTTGGGAGTTTTGGGCGGCGCTGAACGCAACATACAGCGACCTTTGCAAAATGTTCAAGAAATACGGCATTAACACTGTTGACGCCTATGTGGACTTCGCAAAGGCTTTTTGGCTGGATGATAAAGACGCTGTGGCTGACAAACTTGCGGCATACTTTACCTACGTTACTAAGCACTGAAATAAAAGGGAGTGGTATCTGCCACTCCCTTTTATATTACATAGTTTTATATCTTGCGTAGATGTCGAAAAACTATGTAATACCTTGGGCAAAAATTAAACGTCCAAATCAAACTCAATATGCCGGTCCGGGTAGACCCGTATCTCCCTTATAACAGAACGCCAAACTTTCTTTTTGCGCTCTTTTTCAAGGGCAAAGTATGCCTCTTTCCATCCGGACTGTACGAACGTATCCAGGGTCCCAAAATTAGGTTGCGGCTCGGGTTTATCCAGTTTAGACAGCTCCTCCAATTTTTCGGTCAGCTTAGCATAATCTTCCCTGTAATCTTCTATTGAGATTATGTCCTCAATATAAAGGCTTTTGAGCCGCTTTAGCTTTCCGCGCACAGCAGATATCTCCGCTTTGTAATTTTTTTCTTTCCGCTGTGCGGCTTCTTTTTCGTACTCAATTTTTTTTTGCCTTATTTTTTCATCCAGCGTATCGAGGATGTATTGCTCTATGTTCTTTTCGTTTATGCAAACCCTATTATTGCAATCCGCCGTCTTTCGGTATGAAGACGGGCAAGCATAATATTGGTAATTCGAGTGCGTGGCCCGCCGTGTGCCCATTCTGCGACCGCATTCTGCGCATACCATAAGCCCAGAAAAGAGGAAAATATGGTTTTTTGGAGATTTTCTTACAAGTTTCCGCCTCGCTTCCTGTATCTTATCATAATCCTGTTTTGTCACATATGGGGGAACCATACCATCTGCGTTAAAGTACCGCCCATAATAGGCGGTGCTTTTCATCATTCGGTACACCCGCTCATAGTTAAGGACAATCCCGCACTGCTCAAAAACTTCCTGCTGCGACCCGGAAACCGACCCGGTTTCAAGCAGCGTTTTGAAAAATATCTCTACGGCCTTTTGCGTTTTTGGGTCCTTGACAATTTTTTTGCCCTCAAGTATATATCCATATGGCATTTGCCCGGTAAGCGGCTCCAGCTTCTGACGCTTCATTTCGTTGATTGCCTTGATCCTCTCCGATGTTCGATCCGCCTCATCCTGGGCCACGCTGAGCATGATATTGACCTTTAAGCGCCCGGATGCGGTGGCGGTCTCGTAGTCCTCATGGATTGCCCGCCACGATACATTGTGCGCCTCTAACACGTCCTGCACCTGGTAGTATTGGCTCACCGACCGAAACCACCTGTCCAGCTTGGTAAATACAACCATGTTGCCCTTGCCTGCCCTTACGTCATCAAGTAAGCGTTGGAGCGCAGGCCGTTTCGTGGATGGCTTCCGGGCAGAAATTCCAGCGTCTACATAGAGGCCCACGACCTTGTGCCCATTTGCCTTTGCCCAGTCTTCCAGGGCGGCGGTCTGCGCCTCGATGGACAGCCCATGGACAGCCTGTTCTTCGGTGCTGACGCGCACGTAAAGAAATACCCGCTTCATATCATTACTCAATTGGAACTCCTTTTTTCGACCTGTTGATGGAACCTGTCAGGATAAGTATTCCTTCAATGAGCCCCCATAAGGCGGAGACCCACGCCAAAAGCCCAAAACTCAAAAGCGTGATGAGCAGCTGCGCAACAGCTTTCCCCACATAGTTGAGATAGAAATTATGTACCCCAAAGCACCCGAAAATGATACCTAAAAGGCCGGCCAAAACCTTGGACTTTGGAGCTATTCTTGCAAGAGACGTTCCGCAGCGGACACAGACGTCGGCAATTTCAGAAACCTGGAAACCACAATTTGGGCAAAAGCTTGCCCCCTTCCCCACGCCCACGCCGCACTTAACGCAATAATCCGCCCGCGGGTTGAGCGGCTGGCCGCAGTTTCTGCAATACATCTCTTGATCCCCTTTCTATTTTTACAAGTCCGGCGAAATATATTACACTTTCAATTGTCCAATAAATCGGTTGTTTAATAGAACAAATTTTCTATAGTGCTCTTGACAAATTAAAACAGTTGTCCTATAATAGCCCCACTGAACAAAACAGAGGGGGCATAATTTTATGTGTAAATATCAAGATTATCCAAATGTGTTTCGAGTCGCCCAGGAGCTGGCCCGTTGCAAGCATCCCGATAATGTATTGGGGGCACTCAAAATACTATTGGAAGGTAGCGTTAAGGATTCTGCAAACAGCAGCGAGGACTTCGGCCTGACGGTCAGTGATGTCCTCTCCCTCTCTGACAGCGCCTGTTGAAATAAGCATATCCAGCAACTTATTGAACATAGCAATTTCATCTTCCCTTGGTGCGGATTCGTCCGTACTGGGGGATTTTTTTGTTTCTTCCAAGCGATTGATATGCTTAAGCTTTCCGGATGGAATACTTTCCACATCAATGTCAAGAAAAGAAAAAATTTTTAGAACTGTATTAATGCCAGAATTTTTGATGCCTCGTTTTAAAACGGAATCTACCGTACTATATGGTATCTCTGTCATAGCCGAGAACTCTCTAATACTTTTATATCTTGTCAAAATTTCTTGTTTTAATTGATCTTCTAGTGTCATACACCCACCTCCTAGCTTTAATTCAATTGTACGTTAGAGTTTAATTGTTGTCAAGAATTAATTTACGAATTTTCAAAAATTTTTCCTGAAAGGGGTTGACAATGGCCGAATAATCGGCTATTATTTGCTTGTGACCGAAAATTCATAAATTCTGGAGGTGATTAAAAGTGAGGAATCTTTCGGCTGAAATGGCCCGCTATGGTGTTTCTAATACTGACATTCAAGCGCTCCTTGGCTGTTCCAACAAGACTGTGACCAATAAGCTGGCCGATAACACTTCGTTTTCTATTAATGAAGCAATCAAAATTCGGGACACGTTTTTCCCTGGGCTTCGCATTGAGTACCTCTTCGCCCGTGCGGAGCAGGACAGCGCGTAGGGGGGTGAATTTAATGAACAGAAGTTTTAGGGAACTGGCAGACGAATTGAACGCGCCGTTGAGCGAGGTCAGAAGCAAGCTGGGCAACGAGGGAGCGGACAAGGTCAACGCAATCATTGCAATCCTTCAAATTGGCGAAAAGCGGAGCGTGGCATATTCAAAGGCCATCCTCGCCGCAGCGGAGATGGCCATTGAGCAAGCGTCGTGTATTTGGGAGCAGAAGAACTTTAAAACGGACGCTTGATTACCTTTACGGTCGGACTTGGCACCTGCTTCTTGAGAGATTCCAGTGTGGTTTGATAGTACTCTGAATACTTATCCAAAATCTCGGAATCTTCGCCTGTGACACCGGCCAATCTTGCCAGAGCGATAATTTTGGCCTTTTCCTCTACGGTCATTCACTCACGTCCTTCCTGATTAGCTAAGAAATATTATACCGTAGCAGGAAAGAAAAGTCAATAACGGTGCATAATTCCGAGCGCATCGGAGAGATGGGGTGAGGATCCGTAAGAAGGGGATGAACTTATGACCTTACAAGAAATGCAGACAGACCTTTTGACCCGGCTGTATGAGAAAACCATTGAAGCCGAAAAGACGGCTGACACGGCCCACAAGGCGACCGAAGTCCTTCATAACACGACCATTGCGTTTTCGATGTGTATGCGGGGAATTGCAGCGGCTATTGACTGGGAGAAAATCAAAGAGGACTACATTTCCAACCTTCCCACCATACGCAAAAAAGAGGATGGGATCACCGATGAAAAATCCAATTAGAAGTTTCTTTGAAAAACTCCGCTTCGCCGCAAGAAGCATCAAGAATCCCGTGCAGATAGTCAGGCTCACCGATTACGACGGGATACGGCGGGTCGTGGTCGTCCAAAGACGCCCCTGGGGGGCGAAAGCCATAGCAAAGTTTGAGGTTCTAAGGGAGTTTGACCCGGAGTCCACAATTCCGGGATGGAAGGAAATTGGCTTTCGATCTTTCCACTTCAAGGAAAGGAAAGTGGTGGCCGAGCCACCGGCCACCACCAGCGATTAGACTTTCATCCAATCTTTTCCTTTGCACTTTTCGCACGCCAGAAGCTCCTTAACTATTTCCGGCACAAGAACGGTGTGTTCTCCACAATTCGTGCAGACGTACACACCCGGCGGAGGGTATTCTCCATCGTTGAAGTGATACCGCTTGTCTTCCGCCATAGTTTCACCTCCTTTCCCGGAAAGTGTACCATAGTTCGGCAAATGGAGCAACAAAAGCGCCCCCGTCCCTGATTGGAGCAGAGACGAGGGCAGGAGCAGACCTGTCACGCCCAGGCCAGCACCGAGGATATTGTACCATATTCCTCCTGTTGGCCGCAAGAGCAAAAGGAGGAAATTTTTTTGGAAGTGAAAATCAAGCTCCCCGGCGGCGGGTCGGTGGAGTTCAAGCGGGAGCCGATGGCGGAGGGGCGGTTCAATGCTATCTGCGTTCTGATCGGCATTTTCATCATTGGTTCCGGGATTCTGAAATTCTTTGGCCTGATGGTGTGAGCGAGCGATCATTCATACGGTAAATCTGGACAGGCCATACAGCATACCTTCAAGGGGAGGCGAAGCCATGAAAACTGAAAATGAAGTTCTCGCGCGCTTTTTACAGATGATTTTCAATGAATTGGCGGAGCAGCGAGGGATTCCTTGTCGTGTCACTTGCAAGGTAGGCAACAAGGAAACGCCCCAACGGTAATGGACTATAGGGGCTGAAGAAGGAGGGAAGATCATGACATTCGAGGGAATCAAGGAGCGGCTGCTGTGCACGCCCGGCGAGATGGCGCGGGAACGGCTGCTGCAAGACGCGGACAAGAGCGGCAAGCTGACGGGCGTTGAGCTGGCGGAGTTGTCGGCCCTGTGCGCGATGGCTTGGGCGTGAAGGGCTTGCATTAAACAAAGGAGGAGCCATGAAAGGTACATTTAAGATTACCCTGGCGTATTTGAAGGAGTTGGGGGCCTGCCGTGATGGGCAGAGGGAGTTTCAGAAAGCGTTCCCGGACGGTGGCGAGTACCAGGAAGTGCTTGACCGCTGTGCCAAAGAGGGCCGTTTGGGCTTTGGCCAGTGGCTGCTTGACCACATCGGCGCTACGGATGATGTCCGTGCTTATGAGGATGCGGTTGACACCCCGGATGAAAACATTATTTTTGCTGGCCGAGTAGAGGTCAGACTTGGCGTAAAAATCAAAACACTGATTTCTGGCCGTGGCATCGAGGCTGGCTGTGGCATCGAGGCTGGCGAGGGCATCAAGGCTGGCGAGGGCATCAAGGCTGGCGAGGGCATCAAAGCTGGCTATGGCATCAAGGCTGGCGGTGGCATCGAGGCTGGCTGGGGCATCGAGGCTGGCGGTGGCATCGAGGCTGGCGAGGGCATCGAGGCTGGCTGGGGCATCGAGGCTGGCTGGGGCATCGAGGCTGGCGGTGGCATCGAGGCTGGCGAGGGCATCGAGGCTGGCGAGGGCATCAAGGCTGGCGGTGGCATCGAGGCTGGCGAGGATTTCTGTGTATTTGCCGGGTTGCGCATTCGCACGTCGTACTGGGAATTTGATGCGGTTGTGACAGCAAGCGAAAAGCCAAAGAACCTCATGTCAGGCTACTGGAAGCCCAGGGATGGCGGAGGATAAAAAACGCCCCGTCCGGCTGGCACCGGGCGGCGCGGGCTTCACGCAGTTCGAGGAGGTCCGGGGCGGGACCGGGACAACCCCTGGCGGTGAATGATGGAGGTGTTTGTATGACGAGCGCGAAAAGCAGCTGCCGCCGGTGGATTGATAGGCCAGGGTTGGTCGGAAGCTTTGGGAGCAAAGGAGGTGAGGCATATAAACATTGTATTTTGGTTCCTGGTGGTCATCGTGATGGCTGCAATTTGGTTTCTCATGAGCTTTTGCTTTAAGGCCTTTGGGAACTTTTTGGCTGATTTGTGGACTGAAGCCAAAGAAGACATAACAGACGAAAACGAAACAAATAAGGAGGAAAAATAAACATGAAAAAGGGCATAATTGGCGCAATCGCGCTGGCGGTTATTTTGGTGATGGGTTTGGTTTCCGCGATCATCTGCATGGAAAGGATTCCGGCTGGATATGTGGGCGTGGTTTACAACATGAACGGCGGCGTAGACGGCGAGGTTCTGTCCCAAGGCTGGCACGTGGTTTCTCCGACGAAGAAGGTGACCACCTACTCCATCGGCATTGAGCAATCCTACCTCACTGCGGAGGATAAGGGCGACTCAAAAAAGGATGAAAGCTTCAGCATTCCAACTTCAGACGGCAAAACGGTCAAGGTGAATTTGGAGTTTTCCTATCGGTTCGACGAGGAACGGGTGGCGCAGACGTTTACTCAGTTTAAGGGAAAGTCTGGAGAGGCCATTAAGGACTCATTTATCAAACCGAAAGTGATCGCCTGGACGCAGGAGGTTTCCGCAAATTACCCTGTAACGGATATTTTTGGGGATAAGCGCACGAAAATCAACGCGGAGCTTGATACATATTTGCGTCAAAAGTTTGACCAGTACGGCATTATCATTGATACGGTGAATTTTACGGACATTTCTGTGGACGATGAGACGGCGGCGGCCATTCAGAAGAAGGTAACAGCGCAGCAGGAGCTTGAGCTTGCCAATATTGAGGCGCAAACCGCAAAGATTCAAGCGGAGAAGGACAAGCAGGTGGCGGAAATCGCTGCTGAGCAGGATAAGATGGTTGCAGAGATTGAGGCGGAAAAGGCGATTATTGAGGCAAATGCCAAAGCGGAGGCGACGATGATTGCGGCGCAGGCTGAGGCAAAGGCAAACAGAGAAATTGCGGGGTCTCTCACTCCAGAGCTGATTGAGAAGCTGAAATATGAGCAATGGAACGGCCAGCTTCCCAGCGTCACCGGCGCGGACTCTATCATCAACATGGGAAAATAATTTATTGATAAGGAGAATCATTATGGAACAGAAAATCAATGAGATCGAGATCAACGGCGTTACGTATGTGCCAAAGGGAATAGCGGTGCAGATGGCCCCTGAGTGGGACGGCATGGAGTACTGCATGGTTCGAACTTATTCAGCCGGCGTGTTTGCCGGATATGTTGAGCGCCGGGATGGGAAAGAGGCTGTTCTGCGGAATGCACGCAGAATGTGGCGCTGGGCCGGGGCTGCGAGCTTGTCCCAGCTTGCTATGGATGGGACAAGCTGCCCTAATGAATGTAAATTTCCCGCCCCAGTGGATAAAGTTATTTTGACCGAAGTGATTGAAGTCATTTCGATCACAGAAAAGGCTCAAAAAAGCATTGAGGGGGTCCCGGTATGGAGCAAGTGATTTTGATTGACGGCTCCGGCTCCGGCTCCGGCTCCGGCTCCGGCGACGGCTACGGCGACGGCTCCGGCTACGGCTCCGGCTCCGGCTCCGGCGACGGCTACGGCGACGGCTCCGGCTACGGCTCCGGCTACGGCTCCGGCGACGGCTACGGCTACGGCTACGGCGACGGCGACGGCTCCGGCGACGGCTACGGCTACGGCGACGGCTGATCGCCAAGGAGGATTCCGATGCAAAAATACTTTGACAACATATTCGCTGGGCTGATGCTGGCGGCTGGGGTTGCGGTGGTGCTGGCGGGGACGTGGGTGCTGTCCCACTCCATCGAGCAGGCGCGGCGGGAGCCGCCCCCGGCGCGGCCCGCGCAGACCCAGGACCTTCCCGCCGAATCGGTCCCAGTGCTCTGCGTCGCAGCGGAGCCGACGCGCCGGCCGGGGCCGGATGTCCCGCTGGACAAGCCCGTGGTCGAGGCGCTGGCGGAAAGCTGCGAGGAGTACGGCGTGCCGC